AGTATTTCGGATATGAGTTTGGAGATTAGATTATAAAAACATTGATTTCACTCTGTAAAGTTCATATAATAGATATATGATAGTTGATATAAAAAATTATGACGGCAATTTGATACACAACAGATTTGCATATACATTTTTCAAGAAGAGAACACTACCAATCGGTAACATCATCACATTCAGAGGACCCATGCACGTTGAAGCAGAGGGAATGATTGATCATGAAGATGTGCTCAAGAACGATTTTATATACAGTGATGATGCTATTAATTTCTGTTGGGAGATACCAGGCATGGACAGCTTCGGAGCTGTGGCATGGCAGCGACTGTTCAACACCAGCATCGCCAACATCTTACAAAGCATGATTCAAGCACCAATCGAGGTGGACGGAGATGATTTGATTGTGCACAAAGAGTTCACACGTGGTGGCATCGTGCAACACAAAGGCAAATGCAGCGTGAGCATCACGTACACCAAAGATGGTGCCGCGATCGGTCACACCGGAATCAACGTGACAGCAGGAGACAAAGCACCACCATTCGCATACAGCACCAACTTGACAGATGAGCAAATCAAATCATTTCAAGACACAATTGTGGAGATGTTTTATGCCATGAATGATGACATGTTCCTGGCCACCACCAAGATCATCACCAAGTGACAATATTCGATTGTCTGAACGACATCTTGTTCACCAAGCGTGGCAAGCTGTTACAGAATGTTGATGACGAGACCACGTTCAATCAATACATGATCAACAGATGGTGCAGCATGTACAGCCCGGGCATGGCACAACTTGTCAACAACACTGTCAACTGGCTATACGGTGCATTTGAGACCAAACAACAATACTATAAATTTGTATCCAGTGTGTTCCCTCGAGTGTCACGTAAACGAATACATTACATCAAGAAAATTAAACCAGAAGACACAGACAACGAGCTTGAAAATGTACATTTGATCGCTAAACGACTTGAACTCTCGCAACGAGAGATTAAATCTTATTATGAGTACAGCAGCAAACACGGCACAAGTTCAACATGCTCAGGCTAATCTGTCTGACAAAGTAAAGGGCACAATCCAACTTGATACATACACAGGTAGTGAGAATTTCAATCTGTTCGGTTACGAGTTGACACAAGTTCTAGATGACATTATTCTAGTCAAGTATGTCGACTGTAATGATGATGGTACGGAAATATTAAAGAACGGTGTGTGGGTGCCTATCAATGTGAACACGTTCACTTGGAGAATAGGTCAAGTAATGTTGGCTGGACCTAATTGCAAGCTGGTCAAAACTGGTGATTTTGTGACATTTCCTAATGACAAGGGTATAGCTGTTGGTAATCTTGAGATTGAGAAGGAAGGTAAAGTGAAAAACAGTTGTTTCTTGAATGAGGATCGTATATTTGGTGTATGTAAACCTAAGAGCGTGTGAAAGTTGGCGCTAGCACGTTAAGTGTGTTGTTAGAAAACAACGTGCTAGAAGTAAAATTTAAAAGACGGATACCTGTGGCAGGCAAACCTTCCACCAGGAGAATGCTATGCACAAACAGCCCAGTGTTGTTGTTGAGCACCGCCGGGAGAGAGACACTACATTACACATCACCTAGTGGTCCACCCAAATACAACACCGCCAGCAAAAATGTAGTGATAGCCTGGGATATATTCAAACAGGATTACCGAGCCATCAGTGTGGACAACCTCGAGGTGATAAGTCAAATGCCCGTGAGCGGAGATGGTACAGATTTTTGGGAATATTTCAACAACACAATATATCCCATGACCCCTCAACAGAAGGAGGCTTTTTTCAATGTCTGACACACCGTACAACACTCTAGAGTGTCTCAAAAAATTGTTACAGAAAGAAGTGGTATTTCTGCTTGGTCAAAAGAGTGTACGCAAGGGTAGATTGCTGCTTTACAACATACATGATTATCATGTGAAATTCATGATACACACAAATAAAAACATAAACAAAACATACGAAGTACCATATCCATACAACGTCACACATAGTGACAATCACGTCAGTTTCTCGTACACAATCAAAGATTTTTGTAGGGACAACGCGAACAAGCATGATGTAGTGATGTGTAAATATGGATCTTCAATCAATAAATTTTTCGACAAACGACTCACAATTTCAGTTATAGACCTGCAGTAGAATAAATAATTGTATGGCTATAATAAAACCGGTATATACTAACATTCCGCAGATAGGTGCTGTGGAGTACACTCTAGGAGGCAAAGTTCCAGTAGATGCAGACACGGTCACAGACGTCGGAGCGCGCTTCACTAACAAAAAATCAAACACCACCATAACGGTGAAGAGTTTGTACACGTTAGAAGAAGGTGACACCATCAGAATGAAGTCCTCAAGTGGTACAAGTTATGTATTGACCGCCTCCGCCGATGGTACCACCAGTGAGGATACCACGGCCCCGAAATATGAAATTGGCGCCACCAAGGCAACCACCGCCTCGAACATGAAAGATGCAATTGCAGCATTGACAAACTTCACTGCCACAGTCAGTGACACTGTGGTGTATGTAACTCAATCAACTGCCGGTGAGGCTGGTAACACTCGAGTTTACAACTCCAACAAGGCTTGTATCAGTACTGCAAGCTTCAAGGGTGGGGGATACGCGTATGATGAACATGACGAAGCCACTGAGGCGTTAACGAAGGGTTATGCCAAGACTACTGCAGATGCCAAGATGTTAGAACACGCGCGCAAACGCAATCTTGGATTGATCTAACTTCGGATAAATTCAGACACAAAAAACCCTCAAACTAGTGTCTCTCGATATAGGTATAGTGCTACCTACCGGCTAGAATTGATAATAAAGAACAATTGGATCATGTCGGTAATTTTCTCCGGATGATGTGGTACGCACACAATGCACCTATGAAACAACATAGATGCATTGAGTATGGTAATTATATCCGTATTGATATGTTTACGCAAAAGACGCACTCTTCGAGATATTAATTTTATGGAGAATCCTGACCTAGTAAACTCCGGTTACGAATAACCACTAATATATGCCGACATTTGTCGCAGTTCGGTGCAATGCAGATCTTACTCTGCCGTTTTTCACCTGTCGTCTAACAGTTGTGTTTAATTTAGCTTTGTCCATTCTAGCAGTTCTCTCTGCCAAGTCGCAAACCATCATTGAGCCAACTACTACTCACGCTCGTGTACCGAAAACGCTGATGGGTATGCTGTAGCGTTGTTTCGCACTTGTGCACTATATATATGATAGCGTATAAAAACTAGAAATCAAGCATAAATATAAATATGAGGAGCAATCCATTTTATTTCGAGATAAAAGACGTGATGACACAGTTTGTTGCTGCGTTCAACAACATAATAATAAGCCGTCATGATAAATCTAAAAATGTAAGGTCTAAAGTACATGTTAGATATGTATATGCCCCTAAACAACGTGTGGTACATGACTTGACAAACAAAGCTCGACACTTAACCTTACCGGTGGTGGCTGTCAATATCACTGGAATCAATCGAGATTCTAGCCGTGTGTTCAACAAACTAGAAGGTGCATATTACACCGGTGAGGAACGACATAGGAGCTCACCCAAGTCTGACAAATCTAACAAAGCTGTACATATGCTACAACCAGTACCGATCAACATACAAGTCAGTATGAGCATGATGGCACGGTATCAAACAGATATAGAGCAGATTGTGAGCAATTTTGTACCGTATTGTGACCCTTATATTGTAATTTCATGGATGATGCCGGAAGGTTTCACATATTACGATCAAGAGATTCGAACAGAAGTAGAATGGTCTGGTGATATTAGCATGGATTATCCTGATACACTGACTGGTACAGATCCATATCGACTTAGTGCAGACACTACATTCACTATAAAAACATGGCTGTTCAAACAAGTGGAGACACCACAAGAGAATATATACAAAATTACAACCAACATATCACCGGTCGTCGACCTCCCGGACATGTCACTAGTCTTACCGATGTATGATAATGTGACAGAGAGGTCATATGTTGAGGGTTTAGGACCACCGCTAACAGCAGCCCCGTATATCACACATGTTGAAGATGATGGTCAGACTACCAACAAAGTGGTGCTTGGTTACAATCTGGGTGAAACAAGCAGTGTGTATCTGTCTTGTAACAACATCAACGCATTGAGCGGTGAGCGTGTGCAGTTGTTTGACAAAACCGGTTTGAACACATTATATCCAGCTTTCACTGGTGTTAGTGTTGATTATGACATCACTAGTGACAACACTATAGTAATTGATGATACAATTGTACCACCTGGTGTGATGTATGATATTGTGGTGGTGAGCGCTGGTGGTTATGATACAGCGGTAAACTCACCTCGACACAACCAAGATGTTATATCGTAATAACATAGTTTTAAAAACATGTCGTGTCAATAAATATATAATAGATGACTGACTGCAACAAAACAGTTACAATAGATGGTCTACCGACTCGTGATTCTGCGACTAGTGATGATTTCTTGATAGTACATAAATCTGGTCAAACGAGCAAAGTCCGGGTTAGTGATTTTGTGTTGGGTGCTGATAATGTAGATTTTTATCCAGATCTAGCTGCCATGCTAGACAGAATAACACAACTTGAAACCATAATACAAACGAGTAGTGGTAATTGGAACTCCACACACACAACAACGTCCAGTAACAGCGGGCAGTGGAGCACTCTCACAACAGAGGATCAACAGACCATAAAAAATACACTCGAACAGAATGTAACAAAATGGACAGACACAGCAAATACCGTCGATACATACAAGACTGTATGGAACAATACACATGAAATTGTTATGAGCAGTGTGGATGATTGGAACAGTGCACACAACACCATACAGATAAATAGCGAGAATTGGAACCAGGCGTATCAATCAACACAAGATGGAATGGCTGCTATTCATGAAGCATTGGAAACTATTGAAACATCCCCGTGGTTTGAGCTGTACGCTGGTAGCAACTCACTGGCATACTCTGTATACACAACCGTGAACACAAACAGCGCTAACTGGAGCTGATATATGGATAATATAAATATTTCTGAATCCGGGTCGACTTGGACACCTCTCAAGATAGTACATCAATATGATGATCGTGTAAAATTTGATCACATCAACATAAAATCTAGCGATGGTATGTCTCTAATAACCAGTTTACCACAACAACGAACCTCACACAATATATTAACGAGCATGTCAAACATATCACTGACCGACATGACAAGACTAGACACTTTGATAAAATTTGACATGGAGTTCGACAAATACCCAGAACAATTCACATCAAGCTTGTTATTTGGAGGGTATCCGTATGATAACACCAGCTCAGCATACTTGAAAGTTGTTGAGGAGGTGTATGATGCTGAAGCGAGAGATTGGGTGATAGGTGAGAAACTAACGACTAGACTCAATTCAGAGGGAGAGTTGGTACGAGATGGTAATGGTGATGTAGAGAAAACTCTGACTAAATCATGGAGATACTCACAGGATACACGTGAGAGTGATATATATTATCTGATAACATTACATGACGAATATACATGTAGTATTGAGCATGATGATAATCTATCGACAGTATTTTTGACTGTCACAGGAGATCCTGGAGAAGGTAGTGTGGATTATAGATTTGTAAAATCTGAGCTCAATCAACCTACAGATGATCAAAAGTTTGGATATATGATCAATCGACAAACTGGCTACATGATATTGTACAAGAACTTTGATGGTAACGTATATTACTTGACTTCTGACACAACTAATCACACTCTCACAGCCATGCCAACAAGTGGTGATAATGTTGATTATACAGACTATCCACCATCTGGAGTGATCCGGACGGTACCATATAACAAGCAGGTAGAAGAGTTGGAGTTGTCAAACAATTGGGTTAGTTATCAGACGACTGGAGATGAGAACAACATGGAGGTAAATATAACGAAGAGTTATAGGAATGTGTACAATAACTACTTAATGGACTCACAATTGACGGACATTGAGGGTGATCAAATGAGAGTAAATTTCATGCAACTGAAAAATCAAATATCATCACACGGTAACATGAATCGTGGCAACCCGTTCCCAAATTTAAGAGATGTTGATCATAGAGAGTATAATAAAATATTTAAATCCAAATTGAGAGACGATGACCCAGAGCTATTTTTAGGTTATGATTCATATGAAACTGAAGTCATAGCCAAACCCGGAGAGATAACATACTTCAACACACCACAGGACATGTACCCGTATGAGAAGATAAATATAAATGATGCTGGATTAGTCGATGCAGGCGCCATCGGTGGAGATACCCCACTTGTTGCTGATAAAATATTCAAGCGAGCCGCAGATTACAAGTACAACACACCATATGGTGCTCCTAGTGATGAAGAGACGGGAATATGGCTATGTACATGGTTGAAGTCCAATGTAGGTGTTGTTTGGGATCGACACACATTGTATCGTAAGGATATACTCGTTGAACATAATAATATTGTGTATAGAGCGTTAATCACAACTAGAGGTGATAGACCAGATGTTAATGCTAGAATATGGGAATCAACCGATTTTCCACCATATATATGGGTTGATCGGTACTACAACCCGGACCACTTCACCTCACTAGAAGCATTGAGCCTCTCCGGGCAGTATTACACTTATAGTGATAAGTTTAGTTATGTTGTTAATAGTCTAGAAGCGCAAGACAAATATATATTTGACAAACAGAGTGACATAACGCTAGAACCTGGTTGTCTGTATGCGTATCATAGAGCTGGTGGAATCGATGACAAAACAACACTGGATACTGTCAAAGATGTGCTTGTGCATCAAGGACTTGAGCCTGCATATACTCAAGATAGAGGTTCATACGTCAATATTGATAGTGACTTGAAGTTCACTGGTGAACAATACATTGAGGCTGGTAGTAGTGACAACACAAAAAGGAGCGATTTCACTATAAGTTTCGACCTGGCTAGTGATGACTGGTCTAAAGTGTTAGGTAATCAAATTGTAGGTAATTATATTAACGAGGGTGTAGGTTTTTTTAACAAACAAAACATAACACCATACATAGTGATACCAGACTCCACTGGAGTGGGTGTGTACAATACCGATTTTGTGAGACTCAATCATATAACAATACCGGATGTTGTGAGTGTAGTGAAACATGCCGGGAATGAGAATATGACAATTGTGACTCTAACTGGAGATGCGTACATGTATGATATGAAAGGTATGTTGGTAGAACAGACAAACATGACTGATTTTGAGAGTTTATATGGCGTATCAGTCACTACCCAACTACCGGAACGGTATGATGTATCTTCCGCTGGTATCAACATGGGGGATCGGTTTATTGTTGATCAAAATGATAGCGTGTACAAATATGATATTAGAGACGAATCGATCAATCAGCGCAATGTTGTGTTTCCTGATCATGTGATTGGTAAGATAAGTCAGGGAACAAACCCGGATGTGTTGCCAGACCCAGCGGGAGGTGATTTTCCAGACATGCCGCAATCAGATAAAACGTATGTTTGCCCTAATAGGGGATATCAATTTAGAATAAACTGTGATGATTATACGATTGATAGCAACAGTAATGTATGGTATATCAAGGGCCCGGACGTGTATAAATATACACTGAGTGACAGAGGAGGAGTGCAGGCTGTTTGGAACGGTTTTATCAACGATAGTCCGGTGTATTTGCGTGCGGAGAACAGATTTTATGGTAGTGTTGGTAACATAATAGGGTTTTATAAAAGTGGTGAAGTGGAGCCAGATGGTGTAAAAACCTTGTTTACGATCATAAATGAATGGAACGATACATACCCAACCAACACAGTTGAGATCGTGCAAGGGGATCCAGATCTAGTACCAGGTCCAGATGATATAATACAACTAGCCGGTGGGGTCGATCAAGGAGAACCTATAACATACAATGCGTTCAAACTAGATAAGAGTTACTCACACTTCAACTCAATAAAATGTGATTATTACAACAACATATATCTATTGCACGATGAGAAAATCGTAACTAAAACAGACGAGTTACGGAATGTAATCTCAACCAACCCGATATCAGGCTATGCCCCGGAACTACAGGATGAGATTTTTGATGACTGTTACTTAGATATATGTACGGAATTCAATCAAAATGGGTATGACAACTATATAATCATATTGCTCAAACCAAGATCAGATACATCCAACACATATATCTTAAAATTAAATGACGACCTATCATTCAGGTCATTAGATATTAAAAACATGCCGGAATTGACAAATGTATCATTCAAAAAATTACACAACATAACAAATTATGAAACAAATAAGGATTTGTATAGATCTACTATCCTTGACAATTACATAACATTTCAAATGAGGTATCAAAATTATTTTGATACAGACAAGACCGAGCTCGTGCAATTGAAATTCAATCTAGAAGAATTATCACCTGGGTATCACCATTTTGCAGTTTCATTTGATTCAAAATCTAGTAGCATAGGACTGTTTGTGGATGGTCTGTTGCGTGACACCGCTACGAGTGATGACAGGTATTCTGGTGCCGCGTACGCGTTCAGCCGGACGATACAAGCACCAGTGCTTGCCGGTTCAACCCCACACTTTAACAACATATTACTGAGTGAGCACCTACAAAAAACAAACAATTATTTTGTTGACAACTGTAGAATCAACAACTTAGCTGTGTACAATGAATGCTTGAACTTTTATAAAATAAGAGTGTTAGCTAGAAAGAGCAAGACCATACAACCGATCAACATTACACTACCGGCTGGTCGACGGAACTTTATTGACCATGCTACTAAATTTTTCAAACATCAACCACCTGGTGCTCGTACAGCGGACTTCAATGTGAACATAACCTCAACTACGTTGACTGCATCCGAATTACAGCAAGAAATAACCCAACAACTAAGAGAAGAATTACAGGAGATCCTGCCTGCTAACAGTCATGTTAATCGGATCAATTGGCTGTCATGAGCAATCAAGTCACGAGTATTGGATCATTCACACCAGAGCTTGCGTCTGAAATAACTCAATACAATGTGTTGAGAGACCGTCTACCGGGTGATGTGCTGGAATTACCATATAAATGGAACACAGTGAAGATTGGTTACAATGATTTTGTGGTCGCAGATACTATCAACTATTCCATGGAAAAGTTGTATGAGAACTGGTTGTATATAATATCACAATCGTTGATGCCATCAAATGACCTACCAGACAACACATATCGGACACACATGATAATCGATAAAGGCTCCGGTGTAGAGTGGGTGTCGCAGAAGTCATACGATCAATCTAATGATAGTGAGATAACCAGTGTAAAGCATATTCTCAAAATACAAAATAAACTGAACGCAAACCATTATAATATGGTGCTAGCAACAACAACCAATCTGATAATGCTCAGTGGTGATGGTGTGTCGAGTGTGGATGTGTTAATCAATCCAGATAACCCGTACCTCAGTAAACGTAAATCAAACAGCAGCGTCACGCACCCGTCCAATGGTATTCTTTTCCGAGATATCAGCAGGGTGATTGTGAATGATAATCAAGATATGTTTGTACTAGACGCACACCACAAGATGATATTCAAATTCGATATCTCTGGAGCGTTAGCGTTAGATGAAGCTATTCTCAAGAATGACACCCCTGGGCGGTTGTTAACAGGCACAGTTGGTGGTAATGGAGAATTGGATCATAAAGTCAAGTTTATCAACCCTGTGGCAATGACGAGTATTGGTAATCGGTTGTTTGTGTTGGATTATAACACAGAAACACGCGAGAGTGTAATCAAGGAATTCGATTCATTTTTAAACTGGAAGCAATCGTACCCGTTAGGTGATGTGTTACCATCTGATCCGTTAGATATGATATATGATAATAACTTGAATATGTTCTATATCATGTGTCACAACAGATCATCCAACCTGTCAACGCAAAATGATTACCTGGAGCTACCCATATTGGTTAGAGTTGATGCCTCCGGTACATATTTAGACCAAACACCTATGGCTGACCCAATATTGAACGAGCAAATGATCCGGGATGATATTTTCAAGCGAATATACATGAGTGTTGAGAATGTAAACGTGATGTATGTTGTGACGGATAAAACTGTATATAAGAAATATATATCACGTGCGGATAGATATATTGGTAGCTTCAAGCTAACAGATAAGGAGATCGGACCAATCGAGACCTCGCGAGAGATTGAAGATATAACCATATTTGAATCATATGTGACTAACAACACACAAACATTACAGAAGGATGAAATACTAATGGTTGAATCGACACGGGCAGGTGTATATAGGTTTCTGGAGGACAGTAAATATCAACAAACAATAGCTGATGGATTCGAATCAAAAATATTGTATTATGATGACATAAAGATAAATCGTCTTGAGAGTGTTGATGTGGTTGTTTACAACAAAATGTTTTATAAACTACTACATAACAACTTAATGTTATTAGAAAATTTATCTAGACGTTTCACTACATATTATGATCAGAATGGATTCTCTATATATATTGGGTTCAAATACATGAACGAATTTGAACTTGAATCACTAACACATGAAATAACACCAGACATGTATGTGTCAAGTAACGAGTTGGTTTTAGCTGATACGGTCAACAGATGCTTACGTATACAATATGAATTACAAGACAAAATACTAGAGTTATTACAGGAAAGATCTATCAATGTGTTTCCTATAATTGATAAACCTGTGGTGTTTGAGTCTGCACTGGACACAGATCAAGATGGTACGGATGACATGTATGATGTTGATGATGATAATGATCAGTTGATTGATACTGATGAAATCACTGCAGGTACAGACCCGCTGGACAGTGACACTGATGATGACGGTCTGCTTGATGGTCAGGAAGTGCATGGTGTTGATGTGGGTGATGGTGTTATATTCACGTCCGACCCGCTTGACGTAGATACGGATGATGATATGCTTACTGATACACAGGAAATAACCGGCACCGGTAAGTACTACACCAAATCAGACCCTAGACAAATTGATACTGATTCTGACGGATTGACGGATTATGAAGAATCTATAACACATGAGAGTGATCCAATGCGTGTTGATACAGATGGAGATCAACTTAATGATGGTGCAGAGATACAACATGGTGCGAATCCTAGAAATGTTGACACTGATCAGGATGGTATACTGGATGGAGACGAGGTGAACATACATGGAACAGATCCAGTCAATCTAGATACTGATGGTGACACTGTTACAGACTATGAAGAAATATTCACATATGGTACATCTGCTACTGATATTGATACAGATGACGACAATGTACCTGATAACATTGAGATATCAACCATCGCGTTCAGCGGTGTGTCATCACTCTCCGCTGACTCAGGATATCCACCACTAGCACTAAGTGCATTGTACTCTGACCCACTAAATAGCGACACAGATGGTGATGGTTACATTGACAGCGCGGACCGGGCTCCAGGTGATCCACGAAAGGCAACTGGTGATAATTTTGATCACGATGATGATGGTATTCCGGATTCTGCGGATGCAGATCATACGTCGAATGCAAGTGAACTGGATTATGATCAGGATAATATAATAGATAAATTCGACCCAGATGATGACAACGACACCACACCGGATGAAGTTGATAGTCAACTGGGTGACGGTCAATCCGGACAGCATATTGATTACAACCCGGGTGATTCTAGCTCGATGAACCAACCCATGCCGGATGAACCAGATGAGTTTGACGATCAATTCGATCCGGATATTGATGGTGATGGTGTGTTGAATGAACAAGACCCAGACTTCACGAATCAACCAGACACTGATGGAGATGGTGTGATTGATGTGTATGATAAAGATGATGATAATGATGGGTTGAGTGATATACTGGAGCAAGAGATAGGCACAGATCCACTTGACATTGACACTGATGATGACACACTAACAGACAAGCAAGAGCACGACACCATGCTGGCATCTGCTGCTGGGTCAATATCATCTACTCTAAGCTCCAATCCGGTGAGCGCTGATACTGATAATGATACCTATCGAGATGATATAGACCACGCCCCAAGTGACCCTTTGAGTGCCACCGGAAATGATCCGGATGGAGATGGTATAGATAATTTCGCGGACATGAATGATGATGGTGATATGAAACCTCATGGTGACAATACATTCCAACAGAGTCAAGATGAGTTGTTTGATTTTGAAGATGCTGATCATGACTCAAACACCGGGAAGGTTGATACTGATAGTGATGGTTGGATTGATGAGTATGATACTGATGATGATAATGATGGTTTGAGTGACACTATTGAAAGTGAGCTCGGAACTGACCCGTTGGATACAGACTCAGATGATGACGGGTTGACGGATTTCGAGGAAACAAACGCGTTCAAAGACATGAATAATGACGGACAGTTGAACGCTGGAGATATACAATTCAAAGACGGGAGAACAACCGATCCATTGAACGTTGATACTGATGATGATGAGCTAACAGACTATGAGGAGGTGACAGGTGTTACAGCCGGTGGTACAAATTTCGCACCAACATCACCAGTATCTGCGGATTCTGATGGTGATAATCTTACAGACAGGGAAGAGATAACTGGTGTGGTTGATATTGATAATGATGGTGTTGTGGATTTAAGCACCACTGAAGCTGTAACTGATCCGTTACTATCGGATACTGATAGTGACGGTTTGACGGATTTGGAGGAATTACAACAGGGAACATTACCAACAGATCCAGATACTGATAATGACACTGCCATTGATAGTGTAGATGAATACCCGTTTGACAACACACAAACATCAATATTGAACGATCCAAACCACACCGGTGTGTATGATAAAAAATCATATCAATACGGTAATGTTGATCATCGTAATGATACAAGAATTGTAAAATTTGCATGGGCAAATGAAGATGCAAGCGATACAGTTTTTTATGATTCCAACGTCGGGCACAGCAACATAGATCTCACGTTGAAAGGTGATGTGAATAACATGGGGTTATATGGAGCAACACTACCAGACAAGGACGGTAATAATGGATTTAAATACATAGACAATACAACAGGTAATGACTCGCGACCGGTAGCTTATGATACATCTCAAAATGATACATACTGGGGAGATGACATACCAATAACCTGGTCACAAGGCATCACCCAGGTTAGCCAACCAATCACAAGACTGGATGATTTAACACCAGCAATATCAGCATCAGATGTAAGTGTGAGCATAATACACGGAACGAAAGATGACGATGGTCTTGGGGTGGAGCAAGACGCGACAACAAGTGTATATTATCAAAAACAAGGCTGGCATGACGTGTTATATGAGCTGTTCACAGTTAACCTTGGAGTGTTTACCAACTCAACAACGAGCACCAACAGTAACAATGAGTTGATAGATTTACACTACCTCAAACAAGATATACTGGATTCACCGTGGAAATTATTCAAAGCAAACGGCACCGGTAATTTAGGTCATGTAGGTGCAACTCATGTGAATGTCCGAGTCGGATGGAGTATAGATACACCATATACAGAGCAATTACCTGGTGGTAAGCTCAAGAGAATACCGATAACACATATACATCGATCAGAAGAAGAATTTGGTATTATCACCATATATGTTAGATTTAGCGTCAACGGAGCACACACCATCAGCTTATCATCATATGATCCACAAGAACATCACGAGTGGAATCAACATCTAGCGAGTAATACACTCTCAAGCGATTGGGATCAAAGATGGGAGACTTATCAAGATACATGGGGCACTTCCGGTCAAAATATAATCAAAAGCCAGCCGATAGCAGTGACCACCTCCACTGGTTGGGTATATCCAGTATATTTAGATTTTGCCGCAGCTCGAGATGCTAACACCACTCCCGGTGATCCTAT